CGTTCTCCAAACTTGAGGCTCAATAGGCTCCCCCAGTCACTGCCGGGGGTGTCCTGTGGTGGCCTCGGAAAACACTGGCTGAGGCATATGCCCTGGTTGAATGAAATCATGATTAACCATGCCAGAGGTGGAGTCCTCTCTCAACGCACTTGCGAGAGGGTAGGACTCCTTGTCCAGAGTCGTATGCTTCCGCCACCGGGGCTGGATGGGAAGCGTTTCATGGACGAAGTTAGAGAATGGAAAACCCATCTCCAAAGACCTGGCAACCTGAGCATGGCTCAGGAGTCGCGTGTAACCGCCGCCGTCGCAGTAATCTGCGAAGAGGTCAAAAGGTCTGAGACCAATTGGATCCCAGACCCTCACCTTTCCCTTTCGGGATCGGGCTGTTGGGAACGAACCCGCAATGAGGGTGGACGAAGTGTCACTTTTATGACATATTACCTTGATAGGTACGTCCGAGCTTGCTCCGATCGAAGCTTTCGTTCTACAACATGGTTCGGGGCACCATACGTGCTAGTGGAGGGATTTCCTCCCATGTACACGATGTGCCGTGAATCCCCATTGGATGGGAATCTTACCTGGTTCCTTAGCTCGGCTTTCCGAGACGAGTTCGGTAGTGACACCGCCATGCAGGCGATGTTCGCTGGACCTGACTCAGGAGCTCGGGTCGAGGAGCCGTTGTTCGGTCTCGACCAATGTCTGCCAATGCAGTTCTTTCAGCTCGCACTCGAGCTTTGCTCTGAAAAGGGGTATCTGCCTGGAAATCCAGACCGTCCCCTTGACATTCCAGTAAACTGGGAGCCTAATGCTATTCCCGCGCGTGCCCACCCTGTGTCCGAACCTGGCAACAAGGTGAGATGGGTCACGATGGAGGAGTCCTTTGTGACAGTGGCCCTTCAGCCACTCGCGCATTGGTTGGCAAGTGCCGTGGGAAAGCATAAGTACCTTTATTCCGCTTTCCACAGATCGTGGAAGGGATGGGATCTTGCGGTGCAACTGCACCGCACATCTAAGGTACCAGAACCCGAATTCGGGTTAGGGTGTTTTGACTTGGTAGGTGCGTCTAATAATCTGTGCGTTCCTCTGGTACGCCGGATCGGGTTGGAGGTAATCCACAACCTGTGCGCAGACGAGACATCTCGTCGCCTACTCTGTCTTCTCTTGCAACTCGCAACGAGTCCAAGAGATGTGCACGTCTTTGACGATGAAGATCGTGCCCGGGACCGAGTCCTGATTTTCAGGACCAGTAATGGACTCCTAATGGGGAATCCACCTACAAAGCCATTGCTTTGTTTGGTCTCGGCTGTCATACA